TCATGATTTAAAATTTTTCGGTAGTTTTCTCGTCTGTAAATTAATATTCCATATTTTTTTTCAAACGATACTTTTTTTTCTATAACAGAACGAAGCAGTTGTAGTTTCTGTGGCGATGGATTTCCACATTCAATAAATTCTTGTGTAATAATTTCTTTTATATACTTTGGAGTATCAAATATGATTTCATTTTGAATACCAAACCATCGTAAAACTGGAACGCAGAATGAAGACTTTAAACATACAATTGGTTCGTTCCGTTGTATACTTAAAATAGAAGGCAGTGCTTCAGTTAAAAAATGAAAATACGAATTATTCCACTTATATCCTACGTGTATAATTGTAAACCCCCGTATATCC